TGATTTGATTTCGTCTTTGTTACGCAGTTGTCGTTTGCGTGGCATAGCGTTATCATAATAGGATTGTGGTGGGTTTGGTAATTCTATGGCTGGTTTGCGATTTTTGGGTCTAGGTCGTGTGTATTCTTGTTCAGCGTAACTGTTATAAGAATCAGGATGCTGTTCTTTATATTTACGCTGTTTCCTAGAAACTTCTTTATCGTCCATTACTTTTTCTTTTTCTTAGCCTTTGGCTTCATCTTGGCGGCAGCCTTTTTGGCTGCTGCCATACCTGCTGGAGTGTACGGGTATTCTTTTCCACCTACTTTTGGCATTATTTTCTCACTACTTTCATTTTGTTTTGTTGTTTCCAAATATTAGCCAACATCTTCTCGGCAACAGGTTGCCAATCTCCAGCAGCAAAATAGTCTTGGATATCGGATTCGCTGATGGCATCAATCATGGCGCTGGCGTACTCCTTTGGAGTACGATATTGGCGTGACAATTGTCTCATCTTCGGGGTGATGTGTTCTTTCTGCAGAAACATTTTTGCACCCTCACGAACCTCGGCATCACCTGAAGCCTCGTAAGACTCTTCTTTATATTCCTTCATGGTCATCTGCTTTCTCAAACGCTGCGAACACTACCCTAATAAAAACTACGAACCCCAAAAGCGTACCTAATGCGGAACCTAAAATGATTAATCCTGTTTGTATCATACTGTCCATGCTGTAACTGTATCATTTACTTATCAACCATCACCAGCGGTGATGGTTCTATCCTTTGTTATCTACTAGTCGCCTTGTCGCTAAGGCTCCAAGGCACACTAATCCTTACCCCCCCTGTAGTCCCCCCCATACTATAAGTTCCCTGTTCCCTAGACAAGTACAATACAAGTTCAGGGAACAGCAAGGACAATAGTAGATGGCAGAAATATTAGACACCCGACAAGAACAGTTTCTAAACTGGTTGTGCACACCCGCAAGCGGTCGTGCTCCAGCCAGTCAAGCCGCCTATGCCAAGGAAATTGGTGTGGACGAAACTACTTTGCGTAGGTGGAAAAATAAGCCCGTGTTCAAACAGGAATGGAAGCGTCGCATAGAGGACCTGCAAGGGTCACCTGAACGCACACAGCAGTTGCTGGATAATTTGTTTGCTCGTGCTCTGGACGGTGATAATAATTCTGCTAAATTGTATCTTCAGGCTACTGGTCGTTTGGCTCCTGTGCAACTTCAGGTTGAACACAAGGGCAGCGTCAGCGAGTTGTCTGATGCCGAGTTGGAGGCTATGATTGCATCTACCGCTAGGGCGGAACATGACATGCGCCGAGAACTAAAAGCGCTATAGAGAATTAGGATTATTTATGGCTGCTCCAGCAACAATGAATATAAGTTTTGTTCGTGGTGACACGGAAGTAATTGTGGTCACAATTACGAACGATGGGACTACACCTGTTAATATTACGGGTCGTACTTATCGTGCACAAATTCGTAAAACTAAAGATGCTGCGGCGTATGTTAGTTTTGACTGTGCTGTAACAAACGCTGCTGGTGGTGTTGTTACATGCACTCTTAGTGCTGCAAACTCATCCAACTTGGATGCTGGTATTTCTTATTGGGATTTTGAGGAAGCAAATGGGGCGGTTGTTACCACTATTTTAGCGGGAACTGTTAAAGTTCTTGCGGATGTTACGAGGTAGTTATGGCTAATACAACTGTAACCGTTATTGTTGATGAGGCTATTACTGTAGCCGCTACTGGTACGGTTGGTCCTACTGGACCAACTGGTGCTACTGGTCCTACGGGACCAACTGGACCTACTGGTTCTACTGGAGCGACTGGTGCAGCAGCGACAGTTGATGTAGGAACAGTAACAACTGGCGCAGCAGGTTCTTCCGCTGCTGTAACCAATGCTGGTAACACCGCTAACGCAATTTTAAACTTCAGTATCCCAAGAGGCGATACTGGTTCTGCTGCTACCGTGACGGTTGGTGCAACAAACACACTTTCTGCAGGGTCTTCAGCATCTGTTACAAATAGTGGAACTTCTTCGGCAGCAGTATTTAACTTTAACATACCAGTTGGTGCGACTGGTGCCGTAGGTGCAACTGGCGCAACAGGTTCTCAAGGTCCAATTGGTGTTGACGGTCCAGTTGGCGCTACAGGTCTTACGGGCGCTACAGGTGCAACTGGGGCTACAGGTCCTCAGGGTCCTACGGGTGCAACTGGAGCCACTGGTGCGCAAGGAGATATTGGTCCACAAGGTCCAATAGGTCTTACGGGTGCTACGGGTGCTACAGGTGCGCAGGGAATCCAAGGAATTCAAGGTATTCAAGGTCCTGCTGGTCCATTGAATACTGCTGGAGGAACGGCTGGACAAGTATTAGCCAAGATAGATTCAACGGATTACAACACCCAATGGGTGAACCAATCAATACCCAACTCTCAAGACGATTATTTTGTCCTTGCTGGACAAATCTTCAATTAAGGAACAAAGGACATATAGTATATGGCAACATTTTCTAAACTAACCCTGCAACCAGCAGGTACCACGGGCACTGGCTTGGGTATCAAAGTTGGCGCAATCGCTACCCCTGGTACACCAATTCACCAAGCACACACAGTTTCAACAACAATTGATGAAATTTACATATATGCTGTTAACACGAGCAGCACAACGGTAAAATTGACAATTGAATGGGGTGAAACAACAGCACCAGACGGAAATATTGAAGTTTCAGTTTTGCCAGAAACAGGTTTGGTTACAGTAATTCCTGGTTTTACAATGCAAGGTAACGCAACCCCTAAGGTTGTTCGTGCTTTCGCTGGTACAGCAAATGTGCTGGTTGTTCACGGCTTTGTTAACAGAATTACAGCGTAGGTATAACAATGCCAAGACAACTGGGATATGTAAGTTCACTAATTAGTCAAGCAACTAATAACACGGAACAACTTAGTTCTGGTATCGCTACTGGAACACCAGCAGTTAGCCCAACATATCAAGATAATGGTTTCAACTATCAAAGAATAGACTTCACTTCAACCAACACCCTTGTTGTTACAAAAGAGGGGATTTTTGATGTGCTTATTCTGGGCGGAGGTGGTGGCGGAGGAGGTTCTCTCGGCGGTGGCGGAGGCGGTGGAGGCGGTGGCGCAGGTGTGCTTTATGTCGGTGCAACTTCTCTAGCAATCGGAACATACACTGTTACAGTTGGTGGTGGAGGAGCAACTGGGGAGCCAGCGGGATTTGGCGGATGGTCTGGTATTAGCACATACAAACTACAAGTTGGTGGTGGAGCAGGTGGTGGACAGCGTTGGGGCGGTGCCGTTGCTGGACCTAACTCTGGTGGTGCTAGTTATCGTGGCGGTTACGGTGGTAACTCTGGAGTAGCATCACAACAACTTTATGGTTTCAACTCTGGTGGTTCAGATGGCGGCGGCAACAACGGTGGCGGCGCAGGAATGGGTGGTGCTGGCGGAACTCGTACTGCTGGTATTGGAGTTGCATCAACATTTACTGGAACTTCTGTGACTCGTGGTGCTGGCGGAGAAGGCGGTGGAAGCACTGGTACTCCAGCAGTTGCTGGTGCAGCAAATACTGGTAATGGTGGACAAGGTGCACGAAATGTTGCCAACGGTGCTGCTGGTGGTTCAGGACTTGTAAGCGTTAGGTGGAGAGTATAATTATGGCACATTTTGCACAATTAGCAGGAAACACAGTAACACAGGTCATCGTTGTATCCAACGATGATTGTGGCAACCTAGAGTTTCCAGCATCAGAATCAGTTGGTCAAGAATTTATTGCATCAATTGGTTTGGCTGGTGAATGGAAACAAACATCATATAACAGTAATTTCCGTGGAAATTATGCTAGTATTGGTGGCACATATGATTATGTGCTTGATGTTTTTGTTCCACCAGTAAATACATTGATTGAAGAATAAAAATGGAAAAGATTAAAGCGTTCGTTTATAACAACCCTGTCCGTGTGGCTGCGTTCGTTTCTTCTGCGGTTGCCTTGATTGTTTCTTTTTTGGTACCAGATGTACCAACTGAACCTGCTATTGCGTTTGTTTTGTCTGCTCTTGGGTTGGGCGAATACGCCCAACGGGCAGAGAATCGCAAAACAGACGAAGCATTGTTCAGTGAAGTTCCTAGCGAGGACGACCTCGTTTGAAATATACTGGTGTATCCGATGGGATAGCCAAAGGTAAGCGCAAAGGGACTGAAGCCTTTGTGAAACATGTCTCACTATTGTCCAAGGGCAACCTGTGGAATAATGGGACTTTTGGGGTTCGCCCAATTAAGGGAAAGCCACAATATCTTAGTGTCCACTCAACAGGTAGGGCTATGGATTTGAGTTGGCGTGGCAAGTCTCGTCAAGAAGCCAATAAGGTTATTGAACTTATTGTAACCAACGCTGATGCGTTGGGTGTAGAACTTGTATTAGATTATTTCCCTAAACCACATGGGCGTGGTTATAAGTGCACCCGTAAAGGTTGGAGTAAATATACTAAAGCGACCCTTGGGGGTGCGCCAAATGGTGACTGGTACCACCTAGAATTGTCACCAGAATTTGCCGATGACCCGAAGAAGGTCCACGAAGCGTTTAAGGCTTTGTTTAAGTAATATCCCCGATTGATGACTACGGTCATCTAGGATGGTAATATGAAGAAAATAATCCTGATGGCTATTGCCATGTATTTGTTGGCTTCACCAGTTGTTGTCCACGCTAAACATTACCCCACACTTCGTTGTTGGAACCACTACGGTATTATAGAGATGGTTTCAGATAGCAAGGACATGATGTACGAGGTGGATTATATCATGTGGCGGGAATCACGATGCAACGCATCGGTGATTAACCGTGATGACCCGATGGGTGGTTCTATTGGACTGTTTCAAATTAACAAGTTTTGGTGTAAACCAAATAAGTACACTAAGCAGGGTTTCCTTCAGGATGCTGGTGTTTTAACAAAATGTAAAGAACTGTATAATCCTGTTGTTAGCGGTAAGGCTATGATGGCTATTTATAATTATGCAGATAACCGTTATGGTGACGGTTGGGGACCTTGGGGCGGAAAACCAGATGGAATTAACTGAACTATTAAACGAAGCAGAATGGCGTAAGTGCCGTGGACCAGAAAACGCTACGGTTGAACAGCAACTAGAAGCGTTCGCATATTTCTGTTCCAAGTATTGGTATATTAAACATCCTAGTCAGGGTCGCATTAACCTAGAGTTACGCCCTGCTCAGACTGAAACTATTCGTGTTTGGATGTCTGAACGCTATAGTATTGTGTTGAAAGCCCGTCAGATTGGGTTTTCTACTTTGGCTGCAGCCTACAGTTTCTGGTTGGCATATTTCGCTAGTGACCGTTTTATCGTTATGTTGTCCAGAACGGAACGAGAGTCTGTTAAGTTGTTGGCTAAAGCCAAATATGGTTACAGATTTTTGCCGCTATGGATGCGTGAACGAGGACCGAAACAAGTTACAGAACATCAGTTGAAGATGGTGTTTGATAACGAGTCTGCTATTGAGTCGTTGCCGTCTAGTAATGACCCTGCTCGTGGTGAGTCGGTGTATTTAGTTATTGTTGACGAGTGGGCGTTTTTGCCTAATGCTGAGGAAGCGTGGGCTTCTATTGAACCTATTGCTGATGTCGGCGGTCGTGTGATTGGTTTGTCCACCGCTAATGGTTCTGGCAACTTTTATCATCAGTTGTGGGTTGGCTCCCAAACTGGAGCCAACAAGTTTAAAGGTATTTTCTTTTCTTGGTCGGCTGATGGTGAGCGTGGACAAGATTGGTATGATGCCAAAGCCAAGAACATGAATCCTTGGCAGTTGCATCAGGAGTATCCGTCTTTCCCTGAAGAAGCGTTTATTAAGTCTGGTAATCCTGTGTTTGATACACAGATGTTGGATGACATGACTATGATTGAGCCGTCTATTGGTTACTATCATTTGTACTCTGATGGGGCTGGTGAATTCCGTCACAGTGAAAACGGTGAGATGATGGTCTGGGATTTCCCTAGACATGAGTCTGTTTATGTGATTGGGGCGGATGTCGCTGAAGGTTTAAGTTATGGTGACTACAGTTCGGCACATATTATTCAGGCTGATACTGGTATTGTGGTTGCTACTTGGCATGGTCGTATTGAGCCAGACTTGTTTGGTGAACTTTTATGCGAGTTAGGTTGGTGGTATAATAATGCTTTGTTGGGTATTGAGAACAATAACCACGGTTTGACTACACTTAAGGCTGCACAAAAGTATGGTTACCGTAACTTGTATAAGCAGCGCCGTTTAGCCCATGTTCGTCCAGAGGCTACCGATATTTTGGGTTGGCGCACTAGCGCCACCTCTAAGCCGCTTATGATTGACGAGTTATCTGCCGCTATGCGTGATAACGCTATCGAGATTTATGACCGTTTAACAATAGCGGAGTTACGCACTTTTGTGCGTAAGGAAAATGGTAAAACTGCTGGTAGCCCACATGATGACAGGGTTATTTCTTTGGCTATTTGCAACCAGATGCTGAAATATGTGTGGTTGCCAGAGTATCGTCAGGATACGGCACCCCCAGCCAACAGCCTTTTATGGTGGGAAAAACACATAATGGACAATCAGCCAGTCCAAAAATCGTTTATTGGTGCACATAATGTGCGCCAACGCACACCATTCTAGTTTCAGGGAACAGATATATCTATTATGATGGAATTTATATGTCAAACTTGCGGAAATCAGTTTTATTCTGAACAAAAACCTCACCGTGGTGAGGTTTGTTTTAAGTGCCATATTAAAGGGGTTCATATCGGATTTAGGTATGGCAAAGACAATTTTCATGGTGATACCATTGCTGAGAAACAGCGCAAAATTGTTGCCGATGCCGCTATTAACGGAGTACAGGCTGAGCCTGTAACTAATTGGATGTAATATGTCGCAAGTTTGGGTTCCTATAATCGTTGCTGTAATCACAGGTCCAGTAGTGGTGGTATTACAGAAGTTGCGTAAAGAGAATACCGAACAACATGCGGAGGGCAGAATCCTGTTGCGCACAATAGGGGTCAAAGTTGATAAAATAGGTAGCAAATTAGACAACCATATTGGTTGGCACGAGGGACAAAAGGACGCAAAATAATGGCACGCAAAAACCTAGGTGATTATCTCAAAAAACAGAAAATGTCAATTGAGTCCAGTCGCAAGTGGCGCAAAGATGACGGTTATGATGCAACATGGCAGCGTCTGAAAGACATGTATCGTGGTCGTCATTTTGACGACTACAAGAACGAAGACCAGATGCTGGTCAACATTGCGTTCTCAACCGTTAATGTTATCTCACCAAGCATTTCAGTTAACTATCCCAAGATTACCGTTAACGCAGTTAACCCAGACAACGCTGCTAATGCTGTCATTGCTGAAGCAGTTGTAAACTATTGGTGGAAAAAGCGTGACATCCGTACACAGTTCCGCCGTGCCGTGAAAGACATGTTAACCTTTGGTCATGGTTGGGTTAAGGTTGGTTATCGTTTCGTTGAAGAAGAAGCAATGTCAATGGAGGACGAAGAATTCTCTGATACTGGTGTAGAGGGCGGTAAGGAAACACCTAATTTAGTTATTCGTGAGGATGCCCCGTTCGCAGAACGGGTATCCCCACATGATGTGTTCGTTGACCCAGATGCAACCAGCATGAGTGACATTAAGTGGATTGCGCAGCGTATTCGCCGTCCTATTGGTGAAATTAAAAACGATAAGCGTTACATTAAAGCAGCCCGTGACAAAGTACAAGTTATGGCTGTAAGCAAATACTCTGATGACCCAAGTCGCAAAAAGGTTTACGACAAAAATGTGGGTTATGCAGAGATTTACGAATTCTATGACATTGCTAATGGCACTATGTCTATTTTCTGTGAAACATCAGACCATTTTCTAGTTAAGCCAATGAAGATGCCATACTCGTTTGGTCAGCCTTTCGTTATGCTTCGTAACTATGACATTCCAGACATGTTTTATCCTATTGGGGATTTGGAATCAATTGAACCTTTGCAACGAGAACTGAATGAGACTCGTTCGCAGATGATGAATCATCGCAAAAAGTTTAGCCGCAAATATTTATACAAGGAGTCAGCATTTGACCAGTTGGGTCGTTCAGCATTGGAATCAGATGAAGACAATGTTATGGTTCCTGTGGTTTCGGACGAGGCATTGGGTGGGGTTGTAACAGCCTTCCCAGCGGTCATTAACCCACCAGAGTTCTACAACCAGTCTAACATGATTATTGGTGACATTGACCGTATCTCTGGTGTATCAGAGTTTCAGCGTGGTGCGGTATCGGAAATTCGTCGCACAGCGACAGAATCCTCGCTTCTGCAAGATGCCGCTAACGCACGAACATCAGACAAGTTGGCTGTCGTTGAACAATCCATCGCTGAGGTTGGTCGCCGCATGATGCAGTTGGCACAACAGTTCATGACTGGTGAACAGGTTGCCCGTGTAACTGGTAAAGACGGTGAACCTATGTGGGTTACATTTGACCGTGATTATTTGGCTGGTGACTTTGACTTTGAAGTTGCGGCGGGTTCCACCCAGCCGCACAACGAGTCGTTCAAACGACAGATGGCTTTGCAGATGGTTGACGCTATGGCACCGTTCGCTGGTGCTGGTATTGTTAACATGCAGAAACTTGCAGCCTATGTGTTGCAGTTCGGTTTCGGTGTTAAAAACCCTGATGAGTTTATTCAACAGGCACCTCCTCCTGTCCCTGCTGGACCTGAAGGCGGTATGCCAGCGGGTATGCCACCAGAAGGCGCTCCAGCGCCGTCTGGAAGCCCTCAGAGCGGCTTGCCACCTGAAATTGCACAAATGCTACAGCAAGGACAAGCAGCGCCACCTAGCGCTTAGGGAACGCCCAGTTTATATATAGAGCAACCATTATAGGACTCTAGGAGAAAAAATACATAATGAGTGACGAACTCACATCGTTTGATGGAATGGAACCCGCAGTAGAAGTTGGGTCAACCGAGTACGATAACGGTCATACAGAAGCACCCGATACACCCATCTTGTCAATTGACGAGTACGCTGGTTATAAAGTACCAGTCAAACTTGATGGTGAGGAATTGCAAGTTCCTTTATCTGAGGCTATCGCTGGTTACCAGCGTCAAGCAGATTATACCCGTAAGACGCAAGAACTCAGTCAGCAGAGAGAACAAGTTCAATTTGCTACTGCGCTTCAAGCGGCTTTGGATTCTGACCCTGCATCAACGCTGGAACTTTTGAGTCAACATTATGGCATCAGCCAAAAGGCTGCTGCCGAAATGATGGCGGAGGAAGAAGAATATCTTGACCCTGTAGAAAAGAAGTACAGGGAACTGGATAGGCGCATAGCACAGTTTGAGGAAGAAAAAAGTCAGCAACAGATTGAAAGAGAAATTGCTGGTTTGCAAGACAAGTATCCTGACTTTGATGTTAAGGAAGTTGTGCAGGTCGCTTTACAGCGAGACACAACAGATTTAGAAGGCATCTATAAGCAGTTGGCATTTGATAAAATGGTTAACGAAGCACGGATGGCTAAACTTGGACGAGAAAGACAGCAACAGATTGAAGAATCTGTGTTGGAGTCCAAGCGTATTGCCAGCGTAATTAATGGCGGCAGTTCTGCTACCGCCAGTACGACTAGTGATTCGTTTGAACCAATTACTTCAATTGCTGAGGCTTGGGCTGCCGCTAAGCGTCAAATGGGTGCAAACTAAAAACAAACCCCCTAGTTTCTAAAAGGAAATAATAATGGCAAACCCAAACTTTGATGCGTTGTTGTCAACAACGCTCGCAAACTATCGTGACCAACTCACGGACAATGTGTTCACCGACCGTGTACTTACGAACCACCTTATGCAAAAGGGTCGTATTCGTATGCTTAACGGCGGTACCAAAATTGTTGAACCACTCATCTACGGTCAGAACTCAACCGTTGCATCGTACTCAGGCTACGACACCATTGCGCTAACAGCACAAACTGGTATCACGGCTGCAGAATACGAATGGAAGCAGTACGCTGCATCCATCGCAATCAGCGGTATTGAAGAAGCCAAGAACAACGGTGAACAAGAAATCATCAACTTGTTGGAAGCAAAAATCATGCAGGCTGAAGAGTCCATGCGTGAAGGTTTCAACACGATGTTCTTCGCAGACGGAACTGGCAACAGCGGAAAAGACTGGAACGGTCTTGGAAACATCGTTGAATCAGGTAACTCTGTTGGTGGAATTAACTCCGCAACCGCAGGTAACGAGTACTGGCGTTCGTACGAGGAAAACACCGCAGGTGCTTTGACCCTCGCACAAATGGCAACGGCTTACAACACCGTGTCGGTTGGTAATGACCACCCAGACATGATTTTGACAACCCGTGCGTTGTTTGAGAAGTATGAAGCATTGTTGCAACCACAGTTGCGTTACACTGACACCAAGACGGCAGATGCTGGTTTCCAGAACCTGTTGTTCAAGGCTGCTCCAGTTGTTTACGACACTGCTGCTCCTGCAGGCACGATGTTCTTCATCAACTCTAAGTACCTGTCACTTGTAGGTCACTCAGGCAAGTGGTTCCAGCAGACTGAGTTCGTTCGTCCAGAAAACTTGGACGCTCGTTACGCACTCATCATGTGCTACGGTAACCTTACCTGCCGCAACCGCAAGAAGCAAGGCAAGTTGACCGCTAAGACCGCCTAGTACGCAGTCAGGTCAGTAAAACAATATGGCGGGGGGAACAGAAATTCCCTCCGCCATATTTCTATTTAAAGTTGATACGGAGTTACGGTGAAATTACCACCTATTGAAGATGTTATTGCAGCGCTTGTTAATGCGGGATTAGATGGTGACCAAATTGCCTCAACCGTAGCCAAAATGTTTGGTTCAGGTGGTGATGAGGTAGCCAAGGTTGCTGATGAAGTTATTCCAGCAAAACCACCGAAAACTCCTAGTGTAAAACCAGATTTGGTTCCAGAGGGTAAACCTTTGCCAGCCGCAGAAAAACTTTCTGCCGCTTCTAAAACCCCTAAGTTTGTTCGCCCTAAGTTTGAAGATGCTGTCCACGCTAAAACTACGGAAAAGTTTTCTGATATTATGTCGGCGGACGAGTTCGCCGCATTAAAAGATAGCGAAGTAAAGTATATTCGTAACAGCAGGTTGAACGATTTTGAAAACGCTGAACGAAAAGTTGCTGGTCGTGCTGCGTCTGAGGCTAAATCTCAAGCAAACAAGGCTGCTCATGCAGCCACCAGAACTCCTGAAGCACGCCGTCAAGCGGCTGCTGCTCAAGCGGAGTATTTTAAGAATAAGAAAAAAGGAGACAAGTAATAATGGCTAGTTCAAAGAAAAATCCAAAATCACCATCACCATTTAATCCATTTGATTACACTAAGGGTATAACTGCAGATTCGGCTCGTAAGAACAAGCAAGCAATTGAACTTGTTGGTAACCGACTTATTGAAGAATCTAAGAAAAATTACAAAAAATATGGTGTATATACCCCATATAAGAAAAGCAAATAATTATGGCTCAGTGGGATGATATTCTCCGTGCAACCTTGAAGACTGCTGGTAAACTTTCTGACGAAATTGAAGAAATTGTTGCCAAGGTTGCTAAGTCTGTTGATGGCGGCACACCTAAGGTTGCCGCTGAAACAGCGGGGACAGAAAAGACTGTTGGCGCTGCTGAGTTGGCTAAGATGTCTAAGGCTGAAAGGGCTGCCTATAATGCCTCTAAGAATGTTACTGACAAGGCTGCTGCTGAGGCTGGTCAAAAGTTAAGTCGTGCCGATAAAAAACTTGCTAATGTTAAGGAAACCGAAGACATTATCAACAAGACTATGACCGAACCGATGAAAAACCAATTCGGTAAGGCTGGTCTTGCTACTCAGATTAACAAAATGTATGGTGCTGGTTTTGATGTTAGTGAGAACGCTATTTTGAAGCGTGTTGAGTCTGAGGTTTATAAGGCTGTTTCTGAGGCTAAGGATGCTGGTTCACCTTTATCTAGGGACCAAGTTAAGGAATTAATTTCTGCTAAGACCAAAGAAGTTACGGAGCAGATGACAAAGGCTGCTGAGGGTTCTAAGAAGGCTACTGAAACTCGTATTAAGAACATTAATGAACTTAGTCCTGAGGAAGCCCGTATGTCTGGTGTTAAGACTGCTTTGATTACTCAGGCTGCTAAGGCTGAGAAGGCTGGTGATGCAGAGTCGCTTTTGTCTAGGTTGACTCGTTTGGCTAAGGACGAAAACTTGTTACCTGTTTTGGATGACGAAGGAAAACAAGTTACCTTTGAAGTTGTTGTTGACGGCAAGAAAGTTAACCTTCCTAGGTATGAAACTCGTGCGGAACGCAGCCTCCGTATTACTAAGGAAAAAGAGTTTAAAGCCAAGGATGTTTCTGATGGTGGTGATGGCACAACTAAACCTCCTAAGACTGCTGATGAAAAACTTAATGAGGCTGTTACAAAACAATATGAGGTAACGGATAGTTC